TTTGTGGCCGTGAATGCCGCCGGAAATGCCGTCGGAGTAATGACAAAAGAGCAGGTTGCGTCAGTTCTGGCGGAACTGATGTTTTCAACACCATCGTACAATGGCGACTTAAATGAGCTGACGAAATTCGATGGAGTGAGATATTATAAATTAAAGGTTGGTTGTACTAATGCTCCATCTGATATATCAACATCTGGAGGAGTGTTGATACCATTTGATTACGACGGTTACACATTGTATCAAATCCTTCTAACAATTAATGGCAAATATTATGTCCGTAGGAGAAGTGGAGACTGGACTGGATGGAAGGAATTATAATTCCCACCAAACATTCTCACTATTCGAGTTCTTGATTCTCGTTATATTAATTCCGGCAGGGTGAAGGTAGAATTGAACAGTTGCTCCAGCTCCCCCTCCTGCTTGAAAAACTAACAGAGTTCCGTAGGTATCCGAATTAGGAATAACGATATACATGCCGGACTCTACTACGTTGTTAAGTTCCTCAATATTATTTCTGTTAGATATTTCTATCTGGCCTTTCACCATGAATGGGAATAACTTGTTTTCATTCATCAGTTCCGCCAGTGCTAAATCTGCCTGGCGGAACTGATGGGAGCGGTTCTACTGAAAGGAGTTACAAAAAGTGACTTGGATAATGGGCTTACCAGCCCATCGCGCATGATTGTAATGTTTGTGTCAGGGTATATCAATCAAATAACCCCAACCGCCAATTACATATCAGGATATGCAGTAAGATACACATCTCTTAACACAGAAATGCAGGTTGTTGTCGATTATGCAGGTAAATTATATTCGAGAACAAAGAACTTATCGGATGGCTCATGGACTGGATGGTTATAACTCAATCCACCCTCTCCATGTACCGTCCACCTTCGCCCTCCAATATCGTTTAATTGGATACATCGAGAATGCTTCTTGATACATATAGGCCGGAGAAGCAGGGTAAGTTTTAACTATGAATGTAGCATTGTTCTCTAAAATATTTCCATTGTATATATCAGTAGACAGAATATCTATATCATCTATGTTGGACACTCCAGAATTATCACCCTGGCTGAATTTAGCAGCGGGGTGAAGCCCCGATTTTTCTAATGTTGCAATCCCAATAAGTTCCGCCAGAACTGACGCAACCTGCTCTTTTGTCATTACTCCGACGGCATTTCCGGCGGCATTCACGGCCACAAAACTGGAGATGTCTTCCAAAGCTGGGAGAGCCAGTGTAGACTTCTTCAGTAGCTCCGTTTTCGACACCTTATGCGGCACGCCGTTTGTATCGTACACCTGTACCGTTTCACCATCTTCTTCCGTTGTCTGATTCTTCATACTTTCTGTATGTTTCAATAGATTGTCAGTTTCTTCACCTGTAAAGCTTAATACAAAATCTTCTTCTGCTGCCATAATTGTTTTTAATTTATAGTTATTAATGATATTACCAACATTGTATATTATAATTATCTCATTGCATCATTAAGCCCAGCAAGAAACCATGGAAGAAGCGACGCTGCATGATGTCTTACCCTGTTAACTTCATCATCTGAATATTCAGTATTGTCATCGCTTGAAAAAATTTTCTCAGCCAATTTTAAATCAGCAATACCAACTCCTGTCACATTGTAAATGTTATCTGCAAACATTTCTCTGACATCAATCTCCACGAAATCGGATTTATCTATCTTCGTGTACTTCTTAAATTTCTTAAAATCTATTTTCATGATTAATCAACTAAAATTCCATTTTCAAAAACCAGGCTATATCTTGAAGGTATCGAGCCATTCTGTATAGTCCATGATATTGTTCTCGTTACTCCTTTTTTGTATGTATATGAGCCATCGGCTTGCAATGACCATCCGGTACCAAACTCATTAGACAATATCGTATTGGTATAAAGATTTCCGTTCACATGTACTCCTCCGTCAAAATATCCGGCATAAGTATTAGAACTATGTGGCTTGCTAGTACCGTTCCTTGAAGCATAGATACATGCTCCACCGTCATTGCTTCCAATTATTTTAACCCCAAATTTCCCGTCAGTCGCACCATTGAAATTTATGTCAATCATACCACTGTTATCATCCGTAGGAACACCAATCCGTATACTCCTGCTATCATTGCCGAAAAAATCCCTTCCCTTCCAATTCAAGGAACCGTTGTCTATAGTGAAACCTCCAATCTTAGCACCATCGGCAGATATTGTTCCGGAAAAAGTACCTTTAGCGGCTTTCAGTTCACCCGAAAATGTACCGTCTGCACCATCCAGATGTTTCACTTTTAACGAGTTTACATCTATGCACTCTGTAAGAAGAAGTGGTTTCCCATTTTTAGCCGTAAACACGGCTATTCCTTTCCCTTCAGAACTTTTAATTTTAAACTTATCTGAAGAAATAACAATCTCATTTTTTTCGATGTCAATACCCGTAGCACCAAGTTTAATTGAGATATTTTTCTCTGCTACATCTACAACGCTTTCACCATTTGACAACAATATTCTTGCTGCACGTACCTCTATTTCTCCAGAAGCAAGTCTGATATAATTTGTCTTGTCCCTATTACCGATATATGTCTTTCCATAAACATTAAAGTATCCTTCTTTAGTTAGACGATCATATCCGATTGAAACTATATCTTTCCCGGAGAGGGAGTAAGAACTTATCCCCTGATAGAAGGTAAGAGAAGGCGCACCGTCTCCATATGCAGACAACACGATTGCAGCCTGATAGTCCGGGTCGGCTATGTCTCCAAGTTGTACCATCACATCTCCAACTGCCGGTATATCGCTTCCTTCGTCACAATGATTCACGGATACATCTATCCAGTTATCACCAACATTTTCCACCAGACGCCACCAATAGTGATTGGATACGCCGTCATACGCGCCTTCCTTAATATTAAAGGACTGTGAGCGTACTAAATTCCCTGGCTTAAAACGATTTTCTATGGCTTTCTCACCATCATCTGCAAGGAAGTAACAGCGATAAACAGAACCATAAGTTCCAGGAGATGAGTAACCTCTTTTCCCGTCTGAGAACTTGACTCCTTTACCATCCTTGAAACGAATTCCCTTTTTTTCTATAAACTCGACCTTAGTAATCGTTGCTCTGGCCCCGCTGGCGTTGAACATGAAGGAAGCTCCGGCCAGCTCGGTCTCCATTATTGAAAGTAACTGGAAAATAGCTTTCTTGCGCACGTACAGTTTGTCAATCCATCCGACAGACTCGCCGCCCTTTTCTGAAGAGAATGACATACCAGCACCCATCATACCGGTCACGAAGTCAATTGATTCCAGGAAAGGAGATATGATACCGCCAAGAAGCTTAATGAGATAGTTTGTCTGGTCTTCCTTGTCCTTTCTCAATAATGTTGCAAGTGACCGTTTTGCCGAAAATACGTTACTGTCCGATGGGGCAGTAGAATCATTGGTCTTAATCACATATATGCTACTTCCTCCGCCTCCAACATAAGTATGCCCTTTATACGTAATCGACTCCAGTTTCTCTTCCACATCATTAAGGCGAGAGTAGGGCATACTTTCCCCAATAGTATATACCGGAGAATCCCATGGAATGTCAAGGTTAAACTCCCATCCGAGAACACGGCTTTCACGGCCATTCTCAAAAAAGGCTTTATTGACCAGGTTTATCTTTTGCCCGAACTCGAAAAAGCGTTTCAGCTTGTCTTCATTAACCCATTCTGACCGGAGGGTAGTGTAGTATGTACCATCGTCCTTTTTTCGCTGGTCTGCTATCTTCTGTGCCTTCTCTTTCAGTTCCTGCTCCGCGTCCGGAATCATTTGTACAGAAACAAACTTTGGATCAAAACCGGAAAGGATATACTTGTCATCATTTTCAGGATATATGGTATCATCCGGCAATGGACGTCCGTAGTCTTCGCTGCGGACAATTTCCCAAAGCTGGCTTCCGTTGTTGTCCGGGTCAAAAATAACACCGAACTCCAATCCATTCATTTTGCCGGACTGAAAGATAATTGTCAGCTCTTGTCCCGGAAGTATGTAGTCCTTGGAGAAATTCAGGCCAGTATCACGATAGCGATAGTAAGTCACGGTTTCCTGACCTCCGTCTTCATTTGTAACGGTTTCCGTCCTCGTAGATACACTTGACATCGTACTTTCAAGTCGGGGATATACCTCGTCAAATACCACGATATCTTCAATTGCTTCTTCCTGGCTCATGTCAGGATACACATCTATGTATGGCGTACCAGCGGGAAGCATAAGTCGTCTTTGCACAACTCCGTTTACTACCGTCTGCTCTTCAATGGAACGGTAGTTCTCAGGTATGTTTCTTGTAGATCCGAATGCATAAATGCGGGTGGCATAAGTGCCTTTGCTCTCACTGCGAGTCATGGCAGACGCTTCAACCCCTAACTCGATTTTCACGGCATCACCGAATTCGTTTCGCCCAAAATGAATTACGTTGTCCGTTATCCAGCAATCACAGTTCCACTTATCCTCACCCGCCATTGAGAATAAGGCATCCAGCAGGTTCATATTGTCATACGTCATTGCAACTGCCTTATTCTCTACTGTTGAATCTATTTCAAATACGAATTCTTTTCCCTTATAGGTATATCCCAAAGCTTTCAGGTTACGTAAGAACACACCAAGCTGTACATCAAGGGCTGCGGTAAGAGACCATGACGCTTCATATCCAGCATGTTCAGGAGTGTATTTGAAAATTTTGTTTTTCCACTTCCAGTAGTAAGCATCCAGTTTCAGCTCATAATCATATCCACCAGTAGAAGCATTGAAAGAAGGTTTCTGCAGGTCTGTTACCTCATATACTTTTGAAAGTAAGCCGCCCAGTGAATCATCCAGAACCCCAGAAAGGTCTACATAATCTCCAAGTTTAAAATATATCGGTTCAGGCACGGAGAATGGGAGAACGATGTAGTCCTCTTTCATCAGTGTAAACTTTCCCTTCGCCCCTTTGTTGATAGGGGTGGAGAATCTTGTCTTTCCGGATATGTCCTTAATTTCAATCATATCCCCAAAGTTCATAAATAGAAAATGGAAGCCCTAAAAATCCGGACTTCCATTTGAAACAATAAAGGAAATGTTCGTTATTCGCTTCTGTCCATGGGATTCGGTTCGCAAAACTTACTTGAAACCTTACCGAAACACCTGTCAATACTCAACCCGTAAGAAATGCTCTTACCCAGGTAAACCAGCTTGAAGACTTCGCTCCCAAGAGCGGGGATTTTGATGTTTACGGCTCCCTTCTCCAGTTCTGACTGAAAGGCTTTCTTCTTTGTCCGATAGTCACCTTCTGAGTCTCCTTCTATGGTGAACTGGAGAGTGATTTCACGCGATGCTACTTTTGCATTGTCGGTTATTATTCGCTTCCCGTGCTCCAGACGGCTCTCATCTTCGATGTAGTCTTTCATCTGGTTGAATCCGTCGATAGCATCGAGAAAACCGTCGCCCATGCGGACACCCCATGTGCTCCAGGCATCCTTCCTGTTAATAAATAAATCTCCTGTCATAATCTTGATGTATTACGTTTCACTTCGGAAATGTCGGCCTGCATCTGTTTGATAGGTTTGACAATTTCGCCTGTGTTCTCTCTGATTTGCTGTAACTCCAAATAGGAATTGGCCAGGATAGTACGTGTCTCGTCGGCAATGTTGTACAGACCGGTCACTTGTGATGTCAGGGAGCCGATGGAACCTCGCAGTTCGGTAATAGCTACCGTTTGCTGCTGTTCTGCCGTCTCTATCCTAAGATTGGACTCATACACGGCAGTGAATCGTCCGCTCAGTTCTCCGGCATCCTCGTGCGTCATTTCCGTACCGAATCCGCGGCTGGAGGCCGACTGCTGTTCTTGCGTTTCTTTATTGTCATACCCTACAGCGGAAGCAATATCATCGCGTTCTTTAATAGCATCACTTACGATTCCATTCCATTTGCCTTGTAAATAGTCAAGTTCATTATCATCAAGCGCTCCATCCTCCATTCTTTTGGCAAAATCTTCGTACCATTCATTCAATCTGTCATAGTACAATTCTCCAATCTTGTTTGAAAGCATGGCTCTCATGAAATACTCGGACATGTTGTCGGCAAAATCTTCGGCAGAAGCATCCATATCCATTAGCGTGTCAATGAAACTGTCATACATCGAATCGAATGTCATTCCAGTAAGTGATTCATTGAGTTGTGTTTCCAGTTCTTCTATTTTTCCGGCTTGTTCAATGTAATCATCCAGCTTTTCAGTCAGCCTACCTCCATATCCTCCCTTTCCGGTATTCTGTATCTGCGTCCACATATCTACATTCCCCTTCAAGAGTTTCATTTCTTCAGGAGAAAGATCCCAAAGACTTCCATTCCAGTTCCTTCCTATTTGATTGCTGAAATCATTTATTTGGCTTTGTGTGAATCCTCCCCAGTAATAATTCCAGCTATGATGGTTTCCTGAATAACGGGCTTGTTCCTGTGCTATTTTCAGATAGTTTGCGTTTTGCTCATCTTGATACTTCACGGCTTTCCTTGCAGCATTGACTGATATTGCACCTCTTCCGGCTTTTATGGTGTCATTCAGTGCGTCAATACTTCCCTGAAGTGCTTCATTTCTGTCTGTCAGTCGGTCTATAGCCTCCTGCACCTCCTTGGCATTGCTCCCAATAGAAGTAAGTTTACTGAATCCACCGAAAGAAATAGCGTCAAAAATGCTTCCAATACCTTTCATTAAGGATTCTCCTATAGATACGAACAAATCTCCGGACAGCACATCTTCAATGATTCCAGACACGGCACTGAATACGGAGTCAAGGAGTCCGCTAATTACTATACTTATCCCATCCTTGAATATGTCAATTATAGAAAGAATCCATCCGACAACGGGAACGCTTTCAAGCGAATCAGCAAGTTTTCCAGCAGCCCCACCAACTCCTTTTCCTGCTTGAATCAGTCCATTGTAGATATTTGTGAGTCCTCCGGAAGTTATCTGTTGCAATCCCTGTACCACGTTATCCATATTGGCTTTTAATGCAGTGGCTGTTTCAGACATTCCTTTCTGTGCCTTTTCAACATTTTCTGACTGCATTTGTACATTTGCAGATGCCAAATCAGCATTGCTCTGTGCATTTGCCAATGCTTCCTTTGCTGCATTTTTCTGCTCTTCAGTACCGTTTTTCAACGCATTCTCATATTCTTCCTGAGCTGTGACAAGACGCTCCAATGCATCCGCTTCCTGCTCCTTAGCAAGATTAAGACTTACAACTGAATTTTGATATGCTTGTACATTATCACCAAGTTTCTTGAAATCCAACCCTCCTGCACCTCCAAGAGATTTTTCCATTTGATTAACCGCATCAACAATGGCTTGCTGGCTTGACGCGTCTGAGTTTTTGAACTCATCGGTCTGCATGTATTTCCTGGCATCTTCAAGAGCAGGTTTAATCATATTGGAGAACATTCCTCCGAACTCACCAAACACTGTTACCCAATCTATATTTGCCTTTAAAGCATTTGATTCGATACCGGAAAGTTTGCTGTCCCGTTCTTTCCCTAACCTTATCTTTTCGGCATTTGTTTGGGCTTTGGCTATCTTGTCGGCATATTCTTGTGCAATGGCATACTTACGCTGTTGGAACGTGCCATATTCCTGAAGATAGGAATTTAGTGCATCCTTTTCAGCTTGAAGCGATTCAATATCTACTTCATAGAAAGACTTATTACGCTTTGATTCTGCATTGGATTTCATCACTTTCACTTCATCAATCTCACCATATTTGGCTTTAGCCTTGTTGTAAGCATCAATCTCTTTCTGGTAATCCAGTTCAATCTGTCTACGTTTCTTTTCAGAACCTTCTTCCATCAGGTTGATTTCTTCCTGCTGATTGGTTCTGCGAAGCTGAAGGAGTTCTTCTGCAACCTGTTGCTGCTCTTTCTTTTGTCGCTCGGCATCTTTCTTCGCATCATTCTCTTGTTTGGCCAGAGTGTCTCCTGTTATACCACCGAGCGATTTATATGATTTTTCTGCCGCTTCCAACTCTTCTACAGCTTTCTTATAGGCTGACTCAGTACCTTTTTTAGCATCCTCTACAGCCTTTAATTTTGCTTCGTAAACAGCTTTTGCTTCTTTATATGCTTGCTGATACGACTTTTCCGATGCTTCCCTTTGCGATTCCAGGCCAAATATGGTGCCGTCAATCCCTTTTAGCGCTGCTTGCGCATTATTGAACCGTATTTGAACGTCAATAGGAATTGTTGCAAAAGGAAAATTCTTAATTTTTTCTTGCTCTTCCTGCAATATTTGTCTTGCTATATTGTATTCGCGTATAATCTGCTCACGATTACTTCTTGCTTCCATTAGCTTGACTTCTACAGGTTTCGAGTTTTCCTCTGTTTCCTTTTTCAGTCGATTATATTCGCTCAGGGCTGATTCCCACTTGTTAAGATTTGCTTTTGCTGATTCTATTTGTGAAGCAATTAATGGGGCACCTTGCCCGGCATTTTTTAAAGAAGCATTTAATGATTTTATTTTCTCCTCCCATTGTTGTATATTCTTTAGTATGTTTTCATAACTGTTCTTGTCTCGTTCCTTATTCAGTTCTTTATTTGCTTCTGCAAGATTGAGTACAGCCAGTTGTTCACGGGTATAAGCAGAAGAAAGTGCAGGAGAATACCTTTGCAGTTCCTCATAGGCCTTTATCTTTGAAAACTCTGTTTCTGTCTCATCTTGGATAACGCGTATCAGCTCTTCTATCTTTTTCTTGCGTTCCTCTTCCTGATTCGCAAAATTCTTTTGTTCTTCATTGAATTTTTGCTGTGCCTTTTCCGATGCGGTTGTGCTGTCATGAAAGGCCCACATAGTAGCAACAAGCCCGGCAAGAACCGTAGCTACCAGTACATACGGGTTAGCTTTCATAACCGTATTCAAAGCCTTTTGGGCTATCGTTTGAGCTTTAGTAACCAGTATTGCAAGTTCCATTCTGGCCGTTAATGTATCCTGAGCTATTCGCACTACAATAAGAGCGGTTTTATATGTCCCGTATGTAGCAATCAGTCCTATCAAAATCTTACCAACAGTTTCATAGTTCTCAATAAGACCTTTCAATCCTGAAATACCTGCAGAAGCAATTCCCTGAGTATCTTTTCCAATCTCATTCAACATTGTATCCCAAGCATCTCCAAGGTTACTCAACTGACCTGTAAGAGACTTAGACTGTTCTTGCATCAGGTTATAATAGATTCCTGATTCACTAGTCATATTTTTGAAGGCCTGTTCTACTTCTTTAAATCCTACCTTGCCTTCCTTTACTAAACCGGAAACTTCATCTTTTGTCACACCAAGCACTTTTGCCAGTTCCTCGTAGATGGGAATACCACGTCCTGCAAACTGACGAATATCGACAGCATAGGCCCTTCCTTGCGTCCTTAATGTGCCATAGAGATAGGCTATTTCACTAAGCTGGGAGCCAACACCGGCGGCTACATTACCAAGCATGACAAGTTCATCACCCACATTCTCGGCTGACGAGCCATAAGCAATCATTTGCTTGGCAGATGATGCCACCCCTTGAAGGTCAAAGGGCGTCTTTGCGGCAATATCCACCAGTTCCGACATCAGTTTATCTGCTTTTTCCTTACTTTTCAGCATGGTTGAAAAAGCAATTTCAAGCTGCTGGAATTGTCCTCGTACATTGACAAGTTCTGTGGCAAAGTTTTTCAAGGCAGTTACTCCACCTATTACACCAAGTACTTTGGTTAAGGAAACGGACATCTTTTCATTTGCTTCGACCGTTTCGCCGGCTTCTTCCTTAAAAGCTGCATATTCATCCTTCAGTCTCTTTACTGAAAGACGGGCTTCTGCCTGCTGTTGAGTCAAACCAAATAAAGTAGCTTTTTCTTCATCGAGAGTCTTCTTTGCAGATTGGTATTCTGATAATAAGCCTGCAGCTCCCGTCGGATTTCTTTTTAAAGCTGTTTTATAAGCATTGCCCAACCGCTTAACATCATGTTCTACGTCTTTGACAACTCTTTTCTGGTCAATAATTTTTTGAGTAAAATCATTTACAGATTGTGAGGCATTGTAAATATTGGACTTAAAGTCTTTCTCCATTACAGCACCAGCTTTGGCCGCCTCGGTCACCAGCCCCATCATTTGTTGGCGAGCAGATGCCAGTTGAGTTTCCAATGCCTTGGCGGCTGCGGGTGATTTGTTTACGTCCATCTTCTTTAACTGGGCTTCCAGCTTACTAATCTCATTACGAAGTCTTATAACTTCATCATATTGTGCGCTTACGCGGAATACAAGTGTAGCCATATATTATAAACTGAATATTAATGTTTGAAGTTACACCTCAATTCATTAATATTCAGTTTTTACGATGATTAATACCAAACAATAAACCTATTGTTGCGTATTTGTGTTTTTCAGTGTTTTAATAAAAAAGGCGCATCATAATGATGCGCCAAATTGTCAATTTGTTCTTTAATTTATATCAAAGCCTCACGGCTGGAATATCAAAACTTGACAAGTTCCATTCTTTTAAGTATTTCATTGTATTTGGATTGTATATATGCTTTCTGTTTCTCGGAAGCGGTCACAATCTTGCCTTTGTATTTTCGCATTACAGATTCATTTAGACCTATTTCCTTTGCGAACTTACTGGCATTAATGAACGGAAATGCCTCAAAAAATCCACTTAAGTCATACACATACTCCACAGAATAGCCAGCTTTATACCAACTTGGAAATTCACCATGTTTTTCTTTGTAATATTCCGCTTGTTCCTCTAAAACAGAAATAAAGTCCTCTTTCGCTTCCTGTTCTGTAAGCCCAAAGCCATACGCACCGTTTACATCTTCAGAATAGATAGAGATTCCTCCATCATCTGCTTTTTCAATAATAGCCTGAATCTTCTTCATAATCGTGTATTTTAAGTTTTGTCAATTAAATGCACCCACCGAAGTGGGTGCTGTTCTTTTACTTCTTTAACCCCGCCTTTTTCATCATGCTGTCAAGAGTACCTTTAGGTATCTCTTTGGCTGGATGTCTGCCTACAGGGATAAAGTAGTCAAAGTCGGGATGAACATACTTGTGATGTTTCTTTCCCTTTTCGATTGTCCAGCCTGCTGACTCAATCAATTTGTAAAACTCTGAAAACTTCATAAATCAAAGAACTTTTAATTGACAATGCAAAGGTAACATTTTCGTTACTATTAAGCAAATTTTGTAACGTTAAAAGTAACGTTTCTGTTACTTTTAACATTCTATTGTAGCCATATCTATTTCTTGTTTCTTCTTCTGCGTGAAGCCATGTCCTTACCCTTCACCTTTGTAACCTTGGTACCGGTAACTGTATGGAGCTTGTCACGCTGCATTAATACTAAATTCCTGTATGGTATCTCATAGACCACTTCCCGGTATGACAGATGCAGATTTTCCATGAACGACGCTATCTGTCCCAATAGAGTATCATTCCCTACAACCTCGGTTTCGCTGCCAGCAGGCTTACGTTCCTCGCCAAGCTGACAGCTTTGAGAAAAACCTTTGAGTCAATCATAGAGAGTGCTTCATCCAATGCGTCCACATTCTCTTCGTATGTTCCTTTTGCCAGTTCTTCGCTCAAGTTTTCGTCACCAGCTATCAGCCAGGAAAGAGCCTTGCTGTAGGCCTCACTTTCTCCCAGGGAGAGCAGAACTTCTTTCAAATTGTCTGCTTCTTTTACGCCTGACAAATGGGAGATTGCCCCGGCCAGCTTGTGGATAGTAGGAGGGTAGACCGTGTAGGCTTTCCCAGCGACAAACACCGTTCTGAAATCACTTCCGATAATGGATTCAGTTACTATTTTTGCTCCTTGATTCATTCTGATAAAAGATAAAAATTAAGGGGTGAAGCCATAAAGCCCACCCCTGTTATGGAATTCAATCTCTACCTATTGGATAGGCATTAAGCACCTGCTGTTACTTCAGATGAGTCAAACCAGTATTCCGGTGCAACTTCTGCATTTTGTGGTTCCACTTCCACCGCACTTACAGGAATACCGACAGCCTTGTCTGTTGTGGCTTCACGTGCACCGATGTCAGCACGTGGAATCACACAATACTGGTCATCGTCAGTTAAAGCAACAAGTAACTTCTCAATGTTTACCTTACCTCTTGCACGCTTCCAACCTTTGTCGGTGTTGATGACATCGCCACCCATAAGGTCTTTTTTAGTAGGATAGTCGTACTCGCCAATGGTAAAGTTGACGGTCACGTCACCCATTTCCTTTTCACTTCGATAGGTCTGGCCGGTAAGCTGGTTCTTGTAGTTCGTTCGGCTTGCTTCCGCTTCTTCAAGTGTCCATGTATCCTGATGGATATTCTTCACCTCTTTTAAGGTTTCACCTTGTAAAAGAGTATATAAAGCCTGCCCAGTCAAATCTGCTGTGATAGCATTTGTCTCGCCATACCAAAGTTTCTTGATATTCACAGCTGTGATTTTCTTTGATTCTGCCATATTATTTCACATTTAAAACTTCAAACAAAATTCTTACATTCACATAGTGACACTTTAAGGATGTGTCTTCCTCAATTCCGATTGACTCGATGGAATAATGATAGGTTGTTCCGTCATAGCGTCCGGTCACTCCGTCAAACAATTCTTGCGCCTGTTTCTCCAGCTCGTTCAGACGTATTGTGTTAGCTTCACCTTCTTTCAAGTCAGGAACGCAAAGGTTCACTTCTACGAAAGACTTCTTCCAGTACGTCTCCGGTTGCTGCTTCTTAGAGTGAATGACAATCCTTTCGGACTTCATCGGCCCCGTCAGCTTCTTACCGTGTGGAACGATGTCAATTTCAAAAGGCTGGCAATCACGATAGAGTATGTTCGCTATGTCGGTGGTAACTATCATTTTATTTCCTCCTTTAATCGTTTCTCAGCATATAATGCCCCTCCACTTCTCACTCTGAAACCCTTGCTTTCCACATTGGACGCATAATGATACCCTTGGGGGCTTGCTGCATCATTGTACAATGTCAGACTACAATCGTCCTCAACATTGTGTTTATTTGACCTACGGAGTGTTTTTGTCCTGTCCTGATAAGAGCCATCCTTCACATCGTATTCATCAGCCTCATTGCCAACTTTATCTACGATGTCACGAATTTCACTTATTCCTTGCTCGAAAAAGCTATCCACGTCCGAAAAATCAAATTTTACAGCCATATTTCTGAGTAACCAAAATAGTTAGTATTTTTTACCGTATAAACCTTGCCAGTTCCCCTGGTATTATCGCCATCCATACATCTGACTTCATCGCCAGCCTTCAGGGAGGTTTTCTTTTCACAGACTATGTGATAGTTCGGTCGGTACACCTCGCCGTTCTCCGAAGTAAACTCCTTGGTGGAGTTATCATCACACCGGCACTTACATACGTCCTGCCAGCTTTCTCCACCGGTTCCGGGAATAGGCCGGCCGAACTCGTCTGTTTCCATTGGAGTAGTAACCTTGATTTGTAATATATGTGGCGCGAATATCATAGGAATCTGACTTTAGGTTTATCTGACAGCGTGTCTTCAAGACCATACTTCTTGCACAAGAAAGAATAGTATTCCTTCAAGCCTTTTGTATCCCATGACATAGAGAAACCGTTCTCGCTGATGGAAGTGGCACGGAGTAATAGAGAGGGGATGAACTTCGCCATAGACACCGAAACAAGTCCGATGTTTGACGGGCCCATCTCATCCTCTCCGCTTACTTCTGAAGACAAACTTATCTCCAAAAGGTCAGCCTCCGACAAGTTGATGCCGAAGGTCTGAAACTTTTGTGATATGTAGTCATTTACTGTCATGTGTTCATGGTTGACAAATCAAAGTTCACAATCAGGTTCGGGTTCGTAATCTGCGGAATCCACTCTGCAGTGTATTCCAAATAACGACCGTTCTTGTCCTTGTAACCGGAAATAAGCATATCACCGTCGGCTTGGGTATAGTTACGTCCCGGTACGCCATCCACTGCTTCGTACGGAGTGTGGAAGCGCATGTAACCAACCTTATCCTGCGGAAGCAAGGTGATACGGTCGTCAGTGTAAATCTGCACGTTCTTTCCGGTCTGGTCTTTTACGTAATCTTCCTTGATTTCAATGGCCGGAAGCCCGATGCCAGTGAACACTTGGGAAGCCAGTTGAGAGGTAATCAACCCGGTTGAAAGATACATCTCATTACTGGTAAGCTGCATCTTGAACTTGTCACCAAACTCAGCCGACCCGATGATATTCTTTACGAAAGTTCCACGAGACATGATCATCTTCTGGAAATTACCATAGTCCGCTTTCAGTGCATTAATCTGCTGCTGCAGATAGGTAATGAAGTTCGTCTTCGCACCAGTATCAGGCTTGATGAACTTGAACGGCAATTCAATGTTAAGAAGGTCGACGCCTCCGGCATTGTCGTCCTTGTTCTTGACTGTTGCTTCTCCTGTCATCAGAAGTGAACCTACGATAATATCCATGCGCTTGTGAGCTGCCAAAAGTACCTGGCGGTAATCGTCATAGATGAAATTCACGATTTCCTGCATGGCTGCTACCTGGTCGGCAGGTTTAGCTGCATTGAACTTGTCAATCAAGTCCTGAAGCTCAGACAAGCGGTCAATGGAAATCTGGTAAGCATCGCCAAGATAAGCGATTTCACCATATCCTGAACCGATATTCCGGCGTTCACGGATAGGCTTCTCGCCATAACGAGAATTGATAGAACCAGCCATCACGCCAGTAACCTGACCGATGTAGTCCTTGAACACACGGGTAGTCGTTCTACGGAAATCAAGATACTGCTGCCAGTAGATTGTATCCTTACGAGTCTGAAGGACACGCTGGATAACGGCGTTTACGATATTGGGGTCGTTAAACAGAGTATGAATAGTTAGCATCATGTTTTACCTCCTTTCTTATTCGTTAAACTGGAAATGTGGCAAATTTTCTTTATCCTTTGCATGGAAAGGCATAGCCAACTTAGTAGGCTCAATCTCGAATGCACGCATAAGCAAAGCCACCAATACCGGACCTTCATCAATTTGCTTTCTCTCATACAAAGCTGAGTTAGCAACCACCTTTGGAGTAGTTCCGTTTACTGCTGTCGCTTCAAAAAGAACCGTTCCTGCATTCACTGTAGCACCAAAGTCTGCCGCCAATGTCAACTTATCGAAAGCCTTATCTGACTTGTCAATAGCGTTGATTGTAGCGCCATGGGAACCGTCACCAATGTGCATACCCACATAAGCCAAAGAGTTTTTCTTGATTTTCAATGTGGTATTGGAACCGGTGGTAAACTTTTCATAGACTTCTACACGGATAGCCACCTGAGCGGTCTTCTTCACCAAGTCGGCGGCAATCGGTGTAAAGGATGGAAGAAACGAACCAGCGACAAGGTTGGCCGTATCCAGTTTGTAAGGCCCTCTGCGTCTTACACCGGTAGAAACGTCATAGCGTTCCTCGATGGACGGTTCAGGCTCAATGTTGTACTTAAATCCTGCTGACATAAATTACTTGTTTTGTTGTTCGACAATAGATTTTGTGTCCGCCTCAATTATTTTGGCGAACTCACTTGCTTCCTTCTCCTGCTTCTGTTCGGCAGTTTCAGGAGCTTTGGAGAACTGAAACCCGTTGTTAGACATATCCTGCTTCATGTCCTTGAAATAAGTATCCAAGTCCGTGTTTTCAGGAATGTTGCGGTCTTTCAGCATAAATTCGGGAATACCATACTTCTTCGCCACTGCTGAAATCTGAGAATTGCGCTGCGCCTGCGCTTCATTTTCCTCCATTTTGGCCAGCTTGTCGGCAAACGGCTTGATACCGGCGGCGATGCCATCGGCAATCATCTTTGCGATGTCCGTTTCCTGTGGCTTTGGAGGGTCGTTTGGTTTCGGTGGTTCTGGTTTCGGATTCTCGATTGGTTTCCCGTCTTTCAGTCCATGCTTCTTCTCGTAGTTTGAAACAGCGGAAGTCTGTGCCTGTCCTGCACGGAAATCACCATAGTTTTGCATCACGTCCTGAAATGAGATACCCTCAACGATGGAGGTCACCTTCGTTTCGTCCGTTACCCCCTCTGCCTTCTTTGTGGCGATACGGGTGAGTGTGGCAGTGTCCACCCCAGCGAATTTCTGTTGCAGTCCTGCCAAGATTTGTTCAAAGATTGTCATACCGTATGAGTTTGATTAATAATTTCATACGGTAAATTTACTTATAGAGAAAGGGAAGGGGAAATTTTAAGGCTAACGATACGAAACAATTGGGGAAATGTTCGTTTTTAGGTAAAAAGAAAGCGTGACTACCGGAGTAATCACGCTGAAAATTAATTAATTTTCAAATGGAGCACCTTGATGAGAATAATATCCTTCAGTTTTACCAACAGGCTCCAAATTTAAAGGAATCGTTAATAATTTATTATTATACGAGATTTCTAAACTCCATTGATATCGTGGAAGTTCATCATACCCATCACATAACCTAATAACTTGTATATTATCTGCGAATGTAATTGATTTTATTTCATCCTTTTGTATCTTTAAATCTGTTATTGGAAATGATATTTCCCTAAATAGCCTTTTTACATTTTCTATAAAACTATCTTTATTAGAGTTGCATATGTCTAATTTATTCATGGGAATACCTCGATACATTTGGATTTCATTTCTTTCCGAAGAAGCATTCCCTGTAAAACCATATTTATTCTTTAATTTTATTTCTTTTAAAACAATAAGACCATTTTCTGCATAGAAACGAACATCTAATTGCAAATTATACACTCCTTCCTCAGTATATCTTGTTTTGAAAGATAAAATCTCTACATTCAATTTACTTTTTCTAAAAAAATCTTTGTAGACAGTTATGCCTAGATTTATCAATCCGAGTGCAAATCCACCAAAAGCAGCAATTGGTGTTAAAATTGAAAAGTCCATAATTATAATAAATTTATAGCTGCCAGTTCTTCTGTCAGCGCGTTAATACCTTTCTGAATCTTCTCCAGCTGCTGTTTACGGGGTTTGTGTACTCCAGCCGCATAATGCCACAACTGGCGTTCATTAATTCCGGTTATCCGGCTCAAAGCAGCCTTGGTAAAGATACTGCTGTAATAGTTGATAAAGGTGGCAGCATCTATCTTGAACTTCAAGGTGAACTCTCCCTGCAAAATTTCCACTGGAGCGATGTTCATATCCTTGCATGATTCCAGGTAAAGTTCAACAGCTTCCTTCATGTTCTTCTCGATTTCCTTTACATCGTTGCCGACAGTAATCACCGGAGCACCTTCAATATAGGCACTCAGATTATTACCAGCATGTTCTACAATCACTTCTACGGTTCTCATACTACCTCCTTTTTATCGTTAAACAAAAGAGGCGGGGGCTATTTTAGCCCCGCTTGCCTCAGAATGTTGTAATAAGTGCCTTTCTCAACGCCTTTCTTGCCGTGGTCTGGGACAATCACTACATGGCTACCATCAGTGTAAACCATGTGACTGCCTTTCTGCCTCACGAACCAAAAGCCATTTTCAGTAAGCAGCGTTACAACGTCTTTAACTGATTTGTAGCTCATAGCGTTTAAGACTTAATTACGATGCAAATATAGTAAAATAACGAATAATTACAAAGAAGTATTCATGTTTTTACTATGATAAAGAAAATAGCGATACCTCGAGAGATACCGCTACTCAATTGGTAAATATTTTAGATTTCCATTCGTCTGTTTTGTATAAACCTCGTAATTTTTCTGACTGGATTGTTCTATTCTTCAGATTTGTTACTGGAGTTCTTGAGAAAGGAAAGCTGTTTCTGTTTCTCAATGTCGTTCTTCTGTTTCTCAACCTGCTCTTCCTTGATGGCTTCAATCTCGTCCAAAACTGCATCCACGTTCCCCACAAAGGTAATGGCCCGCTGTTGCGACCAGATTTCACCGTCCTTAGCCTTGATAGCAGTGTCTATCTTGTCTTTGATGTCCTCCAGTTTGTATGGCTGCATCTGCACATCCACGTCAATAGTCTCGGAAGCTTCTTCAAGGGTGGAATTCACGGAACCCAACGCAGAGACAAGGAAATTTACACGTCGTTGCATGAACTCGCCGACAGTTTCGTTTAGATTTTCTACATTAAGGTGGGTGGACATGAACACATAGTCGAAAGTCACACCGGAAACGGCGTTACCTGTACCTTTCAGGGAGTCAAAAGAGATTCTGGGTGTATTGGTCAGTCCGTATATCTGGCTCAGCAAGGTTTCTACCTCGAACTTGACAGTATCTGGTACCTGTGACCAAGTAAGATACTGGGCATTTGCTCCCTGGCCGGTCAGCTCGACCACCCGGTTTTTGAAGTCACCGGAGAAGTTCTCCACGTTACCAAATAGCATGAGAATAGGGAAGAAGTGGTAGTCGATACAGTCTGCATAGTTTGAAAGAAGTTTCTCCAGTCTTACACGGAGGCTCTTTATCTTCTCACAGTATGCTTCCGGACGGTACATATAAATCACCGGCATCTTCTTGAATCCATGAGCGAACGAACCTTTATCGGTCCAGTTGCTTGTCAGTTCCCACTGATAAACCATGTCCTTGGTAATGGTCATGAAACAGGTAATCTCTACATCGTTCAGGTCTTTTTTCTTATATTCACGGGATATGGCCACCAAATCCCCCTGGTCATTGAAGAAAGGGTAGAGCTTGTCGCCACGGAACGGAGACCAGATAGCACTCTTCAGACGGTACTCAGGCTTTGACTTTCCGAAGATTCCTGAAATCTTTCGCTTAAGCTTTGCCCAGAAGCCGTCATCCTTCACCACATACCAGTATTCGGCCACTTCCTGCTCGGCCAGCCATGCCCGGACTACTTTCTTGTTCTGGTATTTCAACTTGTTTTTCTTGAACACCTGCTTCAATGTGGAAAGAAGGCTTTCTTCCGACTGGTCCGGCTGGCAATCAAGGACCGGTTCTGTTCCCACGGTGAAGGCAGTCTGAATGTTCACGATGTCCTGCTCGATAGGAAGAGCAATCCTGTTCGGGTCAACTTCTTTCCTTACCGCCGGCTCAACATATTCTTTCCCGGTTGTAGGGTCTGTAATCCGTTTCTCAGGCTGGGTCGTAATTTTGATTTTCGGGTATTTCTCTTCATCTATCACTATCTCGTGCTTGTTCGGATTCCAGTCGTTGTAAAGAGCGTGAGCGTTTGGTTGCTCGGTCTTTCGTCCTTTTTTCAGATAGTAGATTTTTCTCTCTACTTCCGGCATAGCTAAAATTTCTTCTATAGTCATATCTCAAAGTTTAATGTCCAAATATTCCTGAAACGTCTTTGGGTTTCATAATTCTACCGAGAAGTTCTCCCAGCACATAGTAGCGTGCAGCATCTATGCCATGATTATCATGGTCTTCAGGTTCGTTGATGTAGTTTCCATCCTTATCCTTTGCCCATACATAGTTTCTGAACTCCCTCTGCAGGTTATAAGAACGCTTGGTAATGAATATTTCCATTCCCTGCATCTTGTCAATACCGGCATTGACAGAACCTTGCCCTTTCTCTACCGCGTATATTTTAATCCCTCCGTTATGAATCTCCTGAATGAGTCGCGGGTCCGCACTGTCGGCAATCACTCTCAAATTCCACGGGCGTAGCGTCTTTATAATATCCCCAGAAAGTAATCCAGTTCTATAATCCACTTCATCCAGATAAAGCGCATTGTCAATGATTCCACACCGGATAGAAGCCGATGGGTCATTGGTATAACCAAAGTCCTGTCCAATAGCCACCTTCTTGCACCACATGGGGAACTCATCCACGATACCCCATTTCTTGAACACGGCACCTTCGGCCACGTCTGCCCATCGACCGATAACCACATGAGCGTACTTCTCCGGATTCTTCTCTTTCATTTCCTTGACTTCTCTCAGGAACTCAGGAGAAAGGTTCTCGATATTGTCGAAATAAGTCGTATGGATATGAAGCACATTCGGATGGGTGGAAATCTGTACCTGGACGCCGTCAACCTCCACCAGCCGGTGAGTATTCTCGATGTATTTCTTGTAGATGAAGTGGTTCGAATCGCATGGATTCATGATGATGATAATCCGGTTCTGGATTCCCTTTTTACGGATGGAGAGCATAATCTTGTCAAACTCGTCCTCACTGGTCCATTCCTCCGCTTCATCGCAGACAAAGGTGGTGATACCCTGAATTGATTTTAGTTTAGCAGTCTGATTCCCGGAAGAAGTCTTGATACCACGGAACATGATACGGCTGCCGGTCATCCGGTTTACTATATCGGTTTTGGTGGTCTTGAAATACTTCGTGGTTCCATCCAAATCTATCTTTTCCATCATCTCTGGAATGATAGACATCCCGGCAGATACCATCGTATAACGGGTGTATAGAATCTGGTGGACTATCTTCTCTGTGGGAGTCATTTCGAATGTCAGACGCTCAATGAAGGTAGAAGCGTTGAAAGACTTCCCCGAGCCACGGCCACCGGTGATAAGGATGATAAACTTCTCGCTATCGGTATATAACGGATGATATATTGCTTGGGGTACAATCATTTCAGTTTGTCTTTAATCCATGAGTCAATAGAAATTCCGTGGTCAATATCCTTTGGAATATCTGCGTCTTCGTCCTGACGGCGTTCAACCTTCCTCCATTCATCATCGTGATGATACAGCCAGACAGACATTGCCTGAAGGTTGGGAGCCAGCTCGCTTTCACTTACCTGAAGTTCTTCTTCGCCGGTCAGGTTTCCGTCCTGGTCTTTCAGCTTCCTTACTACAGTACTCTTCGTTTTGATACCGCCCAAAGCTACAGCAAGGAACTTGGCACGTACAGCGGCGGTGATTGTCGCACGCCCGCGCGCTAATACGTCAGTTATCTCCGAATATTTTGACTTCATTTCGTAGAAGTAGGTCGGATTCAGCCCGAGCGCGAATGCTATTTCCCGGTCAGTGAATCCCTTTTTGGCATACGTTTCTACCTGAGAAAGAAATTCCTCACCCCTGTAATCGAATTTTGGCTTTCTTCCTCCTGGATGTTTCTTATGTTGAGATTCACTTTTCATCATTTATTCCTCCCAAGGGTTTTCACCCTCTTCTTCGACGTATACTCGTTTCAATTTATCCGATATTTCACTGAGTTCATGCTTCATCTGATTTACATGAAACTCTGCAGGCATAGGTAACTCCAATGCTCCTATCAAGTTGTCTATTCTATCAATAACCTCACCAAATTCTTCTGATGCTTTCATAATTATTCAATTCTTTTTCAATTTTCCACACTTATCACAAATTTCATAGCGGAAATCTAATGGTCCTTTCCAAACATAATGATGGATACAAAAAAGATTCTGCCCAAAAAACGTCTTTAGCCAAAGAATAAAATCCCCTACCATATTTCATCCATTATTGTTGCCCATATAAATGCGGCGAGAAACAGGCTTATCACCATAAATATCAATTCCTCTCTTTGAGAAATAGCTATCTATCCTGGCCGCATATCTTTCCATTATAGACTTCGTTCTGTCTCTTATACTTCTTTGTCTGTCTGTACCAAGCCCGTATTGCCTTCCGGCGTTGTACATTATTCGTCTTGACTGTTGATACAACTGACTATATGTTTTTCTTCTAACTCGGCTTTCCTCCTAAAATTTCATGTTGTCATTCAATTCTTTCTATCTGTTCATCGAATACCTCACCCTTGATAAACTTGGAGTAGGGGTCGTAACCGAACCTTTCACAGAAAGCTGCCTTAGCTTCGAACGTGTCAAAGGAAAGCATCAGATAAGCATCCATATCCTGTGCCTGTTTCTGGGCTGCATTCTTCACCTGCTGCTTTGCTTCTTTCATGTGAGCTACCTTTTCAGCTCTTTCCATCTGCTTTGCGGCTTTCTCAGCTTCTTTCTGCTCTGTGACAGGTGCCATCATATCCTCTAGGGCATCGGCAATAGAGCTTTCTTCTTCTGTCTGGAGAAGGAAATCACAGCCAATCATGTTAAGGTCAGCAGCTGTCAGGCCGGCATCCTGGTAATCAATATCTGGAACTAACCGAGCCAATGCGTCATAGTCCCATGCTCCCTGAGCGTTTGGATTGTTCATTAGGATGTTCAATTCCTTTTCCTGCTTTTCGTTTACATCAATGACATCGACGCGGATTCTGTAGTCGTTTTCTGGGAACTTTTGCAACTCATCCATGACTGTCAGACGCTGGTGACCGGAAACAACGGTTAATCCAGTCCGCTTGTTGACTACGATTCCACCAACTAAGCCGAACTTCTTAATGCCTCGTTTCAATGTCTTTCGGGATTCCTCAGAAAGTTTCCTGGGGTTATAATCTGCGAAGTGGATGGCGGAACGGTTAAGTTCCACCGATTCACTCTTTATGTATTTGCTCAGTTCCATACCTATTGCTTTTGTTTATGTTCCCAAAGGATTCTTTCTGCCATCGGGAATACCTTGTAAATTCTCTGTAAATCCTGCGGGTAGTTCTTCTCCAGCCATAGCATACAATCCAAGTTAAAGCCTACACCCGAACTGGCTTTGAGTGAATATCTGATAGGTTCCGGAAGGCTGTTCTGTTTCATGTAAGATAGAATGTCTTTCTGCGTCCAGTCTGCCAGAGGATAGCACATTCCGTTGTTCTCATACCCGTTTGCTTCATAGCCTTTCAGCATCAGGCGGCGGTTCATGCCGTCGGCCTTCTTCATGCCCAAGAACGTGTAGTAAAGTCCGTATCTTAGCTGCATGGCCTTCACCACATCGGCCAACTTCAAAAGCTTCACTTTGTGGTTTGGCACGCAATACATACCGCCGCGAAGAATGTAGGTAAGGTTCCAGTGGGGTACCTGAACAAACTCTATCTTCGGATATTTGGCTTCTACCCATCCAATCCATCTTTCGATGTGATCTAAACCTTTGACGAAGTACATGAACACGCAGACTATTCTATCAAACTTCGGGTAGATCATGTCCAGCAATACTAAAGAATCCTTACCCAGCGACAGAAACAGCAAAACCCCGTCAGTCTTCTGTCTGACGAGGTCAATATGGCTGTATGTCCTTTCTTGCAGTGTCATTTATCAACCGGCTTCTAATCCTAAACCCTTACGGACTTCACGGTATTTCTGGTTATGATTCATAAATTGTCCACTGCCACCTGTAAAAGAACGGTTGGTGGTATTGCCTAAATAAGCGCCTGTCACACTATTTACCTGTGAACGTAAATTTCGATTTTGCCTTCGAGCCATAATTTTTCTTTTTAAGGTTATACATTCTATTGACTAACACCATTTATCTCTAACACTTTGCCTAAGTCGTAAACAATATCCATCTTGTCATATTCTTCGCCTGTTTTCAGGTCTTTAAGTACAATCATTTCATTGTTCTCGTCTACAAAATCAAGAAAAGATATGTTCTTGATTTCAACGAGTGCAGTATCTCTGTTTTTGTTATAACCAACATAGAAGCGAATAGCATCGAATTTTATAGCATCAAATGTACCATCTTTCTGATATTCAATGTATTTCTTCTCGCTCGCTGGTCGTAATTCTCTAAATTCTTGTTTCTTGTTGCCTTTAATGATTTCATCAAACCATTTCTGCTTAATAATCAATGTTAATACTTTCATAATCGTGCTATTTTAAAATGTTAGTTCACGAAAATAGGATTCGAACCTGCACCCCACCAAGTCAAAGTGGTGAGCTAACCATCGACTCCATTCCGCGATACTTTTCTTTTTAGTATATAATTCAAAGAACTTTTACTTTTTATATTGTATTTCTTTATCAATTCTGCATAGGTCATGCCAGCCTCTCTCATTCTTTGTATCTCTAAAACCAGTTCATCTGAATACACTTTTAATTTATTAGATGCAACCAAAGAAATCTTTTTCCTTTTTGACTCTGGTTTATCCATAGCATTTTCTGACGGTGTACCAATTGCAAGGTTTTTGAATGAATTGTCAAAAGAATTACCATTTAAATGCCTTACTTCTATATTATCATTAAATATCAAATCGCCAAACTTTTGATAGGCTTGCAAACGATGTATATATACTTTGATAACTTTTGTTTTAGACACTCTTATACCAAAATACAAATATGGGCCTTTGCCGCGAGTCCCGACCTTATTACCTTGTGGTGAGTATGCATTACCTTGTTTATCGACAAAATAACCTTTCTCTTTTGCTAATATTTCATATCTACTATTCATATATTCAATTATTTGCTTTTCACCAAGTCAAAGTGACGAGCTGACCACTGCTCTAACCCGCGATGGTATCTATACAAAGATACCCCATTATGAAGACAATTTTGAATAACGATTCAACGCATACGAAACAATTTGCTAATTGTTTGCTAATAAATCAGGGTCGTGCTTATTGATGATGCTTTCAACAATTTCTTTTGCACATTCTATACCGGATTTATACCCTCTGGCATAATCAGTTCTTGTAGACAAGTAGCTGGTATCATTACCCAGCCACTCGATTATTTCTTGCAGGATTTCTTTCTCATTCATAGTTTCAATAATCTCTTAGTTACTTCAATATCAATAAAATTAGTCCAACCTGCATTGTAAAGCTTTACAGCTGCTTCCGAAAGTGTTATTTTACCGCTTTCTACTTTCTCTCTCAGGATTTCTAAAATGTTCTTTATCATAACCATCTCAAATTAGAATAATACACACCGTTTAATTTCGTATAATCTCCATACAGCTTTACTTTTCCTTTGTACATCATGGCGAACTTAGAACTGCCAGCGGCAGCCATCATCATGGATTCTGTCACTTTCGATTCATACCCGTATTTCATTACAAGGGGGTAAATTTTGCTTCTAAAGAAGATTTCGCTGTCTGTCATATCATTTACTGACTGAATAGGCAAAACGCCATTATGGGCAAAATAAACGCCATTCTCGACAAACGGGTGACAGTTCTTTCTACACTTAGAACCATGTGTTGCCCATCTCATGTGAATGATACATTCTTCTTCAATACCCACCTTTGAAAGATGAGCCAAAAACTTCTGATAATCCATTGTCTTGTATCTATGTTTTGAAGAAACAAATCCGTAGCCATGATGATTGATTCTCTGAACTTTATTCAAAGTGTCCAGAGTTGGCATCTGAACACCCTTTGGCTTATAGATAATACAGCACATATTCTCTGATTTTAATCGTGCGAGGCTCATGCAAGAACCTCAGCACGTGATTTAAAGAATGACTTTTCTTTCTTTGTCGAGAAAGGTATCTCGTCAATTGAATTAATCTCTGAACTCAGCACGTTCTTCTTTGACCAGGCAACCAGCTTGGCGCAGAAGTTAACCCAGTTAGAAATCTTTTCGAAGTCTGTAGAACCCTGATGTTGTCTGAACTCTATAGTCTTGTGACGGGTATAAGAACAGGCGTTCACCTTAAAATATCTGTTGTCTCTCATTACGTTTAGAACGTCATATCTCGTTCTGCAACATTCAAAGCTTATACCTTGAAGAGTCTTGCACCACTGGCTGTTATTTGCACGTCTTGAACGAGCCATAAAAGTATCAATCACCTTCTCTAGTTTCTGATAATTCTTGAACACATTTACATAGGCTTCGCCGGACAGAGTGGCAGCCCCGATATGCACATGTAAGCCTGTAGAGATATTCACTTGTGCATTTGCTTCATTCAAAGCTTTGCAGCATGTTTCTAGGCTTTTCATACCCTCTTTACCAATAAGAACCGGTGAAACACATTCGATAGGGTTCTCACCTCTTATAGAAGAATCAGATACGAACTTGTAATAGTGGTTGTTGTCAACGTGATTATAACCCTCATACTGAAAAGGCATTTCGTTTCTTGTTGCACTTTCTCTCATAAGGCTTGCAGCTACCAGGCATTCAATCTCAACACCAAAAGTGAACTTGTGTGTTTCTCTGACTGTTTTAGGCAATTCAGACATAAGCAACTCAACTTCATACTTTCTCAAACCCAACTTGACGAAAGCTGCTTTCTTTGCTGCCTTAGAACCTTTCATGCTCTTAATCTCTTCTACTTGTTCTTTTAAAGTCTTCATAATCGTGTGCGTTTAAATTGTTATTACTTCTTGTTTGATGGTGCAAAGTAAAAGTAAATGCTTTAATAAAACAAACATAAATAAAAGAATATACTTATATTTTATAAAGATTAACAAAGTAAATACTTATACATAAATAAAAGCATTTACTTTTGTGTCAAAATTGATTTTTATGATAAATAGAACAAGAGAAATTATAGAGCAGCTAAACCTTAAAAAGGTAGATATTGCAGAAAAGTTAGGTATTACCCCTATAGGGCTCAATCAATTACTTAATACAGAGAAACCCAAACTTGAAACGTTAGAAAAATTGTCAAAAGCTATTGGTGTACCTGTATGGAAATTAATTCTTACTGATGATGAAATCAGAGAGGTTAATATATTAGAAGAAAAAGATTTAACCGAGGTAAACGGTTATGTTAAAGTGAAAGGAACTCTTTATGAAGTTCACTCTTTTGAGGATTTAAGAAAGTTGCTGGAATTGAATGTTTAACAAACAAAAGAATATAGCATTATGAAAAAAGTTTTATTTATGATGGCTGTTGTATTTTTAGCAATTACAGCCAATGCACAAACTAACAAACAAGAAGAATCATCCAAAAGCGAAACGGTTCAATTACTGCAAAAAGATGGTGTCCTTTTGCGCAAAGACTTTTACGACATAGGGAAAGTAGGAGGTGTAACATTCCAGAATATTATTATAACTGACATGTCAACAGGAGAAAAAACAGGAGCTTTACGTCTTGAAACATATTATTATTCATCTTCTTTAGGAACTGATACTTATATAGGAACCCTTGATTTTGATGAGCTTGAAGGTTGTATAAAATCTTTGACATACATAAAAGACAATGTGATTACTTCACTACCTGAAATTTATACTGAATGTGAGTATAAAACTAAAGATGGTGTAAGATTAGGAGCTTATGTTAGAACAACTAAAAAAGAAAGAGATTGGCGTATATATATTCAAACTCGTAGTTATACAAATCGCTCTCAAGAATTTTTGAGTTCAGATAAATTAGTAGAAGTTATATCACTATTAAATAAATCATTAGAGAATCTAAAAGCTCATTTATAATAAACATAAAGCCGGAAACATAGTGTTCCGGCTTTTCTATTATCTTACAATTTTTAATCGAAACATTTTTTTATCCTTTTCACAGAAATCTTGAATTATATCAATAGGAAGTTTAAAAGCTTTAGACAAATCATTCATTGTATATCCAAGTTCTGTTTTAAATAAAGAATAGGCCTCATAGAAAACAGATGGCTCATCTATCTCCACATTTATAGGTTCATGCTTAGTATAACCTCTTCTGCTAAGTTCTATATAAAAATACTTATATTTATTTTCATCTATACATGCTAATTCTTTGGCCCTTCTAATAATTGAAGCCATTGATGTAAGCCAATATTCTTTCAATGGAGCCAAATAGTTCAAACGTAAATTTCTAAGAGACGGCTTGATAGACTCGGAAGGCATTAAAAATTCTGCAGCAAATCTAAAAGCCTCATTCTCTTTGTCTCTATAATCTGGAATTGGATAGTTAGGAGACAAATGCATGATAATATGTCCTAATTCATGTGCTATTGTCAATCTTTTATGGTCATTGCTAAAATTTTTATTTAATACTAATACAAATGCTCCTTTATCAGTTGTGAATGACACTCCATCAAAAATATCTTCGTCATAGTCTTTTTCTACTATAATAACGCCATATTTTTCCAATAAAGTACAGATGTCCTTTACCGGTTCTGAATCCGGAATTCCCATATATCTACGTGTAAATTTCGCTGCAGACTCAGGAGTATAACCTTCTTCAAGGTCAATAAATCTTAGATTCATTTCAGGAAATTCAATAGAATCAGACATTTCATCTACTAAATATCCAATAATTTTATTTGAGTAATCGATGTGACAACGATCCTTTTTACTGATTCCGCTTCTTCTTCTATAGTGGGCATTATCGACATTATTACCTATCTTTACATTGTAAAATTCTTCAGGAAAGCCCAAAAAGTCAATAATCCGTTTCACAACATCAGCAGATAATATTCCCAATCCTTTTTCAAATTTAGACAAATTGGATTGCGATAAGCCCGGAATTTTTGATGCTAATTCTGTTTGTGAATAGCCACGATATTCCCTGACAAATGTTAGCTGCTTATAATTGAAATTCATAATCGTATGTTTAATTTCCAATTTAAGACTGTGGTCTTAAATATTATTACTATAAAAACATCCAGTGGCAGACGGGTTAATAATTTATGTTATTTATTCTCGGCTGTTTTGGCTTTATTAGCACCTTTCAGTGATACAGATGCTGCAGGAACAGACGGTTTCAAAACAACTGTCGGTTTCAGACCTTCTGTAGCAGGTTTGTTTATAGCCCATTTAACCTTGTTTTCATCTATATAAACCAGCTTTGGGTCAACTAATTCACCAAATTGATTCTTTTTGTAACCAAAAAACAAAATAGGAGCTGTTGGGTCCTCGTCGTCCTGAAACAATCTCCCTTGCAATTGGTTCTCTATCGAATCAGTCATTTTTGTATGTATGTTCATCGGCATATCATTCTTATCCAATTTCTTGAACAGAATTATATATCCCTTCACATAAAGCATGAATCTGCCATACTTTCCAGTTTTCCAATCTCTACTAAAATACTTCTGTATTGATTGTACTATTTTGACATTCAACAAGTGTGCTTCAAATCCTCTCATACGAGCTTCTGGAGGAGTTAGCACTATCTCTTTATTATACTGTTTTACTGCATCTCCGTATGCTTCAAACAGTTTTGTGAGAATTGAACCTAGTTCAATTTCACATTCTTTTGCGCTAATTATACGCTTCCTCTTTTGTTTTTCTGTAAATTTGCAATTCATTAATTAATAAAAAAATTATGTCCACCACTGGACTTGAAGAAATCTCTGTTGCAGCAGAGATTTTTTCTCCAGCAAAGATATATAATTTTTCTTGAAAGTTGTATATAATTATCTCGAAAAATTGTATTTTACATCTTGGCGGTAGTAATATCATTTCACTTCTACTTGATTAGTCCTTTGACCTTCAACCTTTCTAAAATCTGATTGTAAAGATACTCTATATCCTTCCGGAAATCCTTATACTGCTGGTAGATAAAGGAAACATCAGCGATATTGTTTGATATTACACACGGGGAAACATCCGGGAACACACCGGAAATCTCTGCCCGGATGCCGTTCGGCAGCCGCCCGCCGGCAAGCACACTGGGGGCGAAGAGGAACAACACGATGAAGAGGAACTTCTTTCGCTGGGTAACACTTTCCGAATTGGGGGGACAATCTGTTCTGGAAAGTATCTCTCTGAACCAGTCGTAAATCTCCGGGATGAGAGTAAAATCAGTCAGGATGGGGGAGGATAACTCCTGCTCGCGTTCTGATAATCTTGATTTCTGTTCACGTATTGATTTCAACTCCACGATTGATGAAAATTCTTTTGTCATAGCACGATTTATTTAGTTGGAAATTCTTATATTTGCATCATAATCGTGTGAGGGAGTTGGCTTTTAATCGTGTGGGCTGGCTCCCTTTTTTTATGCCAAGTGATATGCATTCAGGATAGCGAAAGCGTAGATGATAACCGTTACCAGACTGTCCAGGAACACCGCCCATGCTCCCAGCTTTTGGATTTGACTGAAACTCATGGCCAGGACAACAAGGAAACATATCCACTGGCTTGAAAACAATCCTATCCCCAGCAATAAAAGTCCGATGGTATCCATGAAGAATGCAACATGAAGCCACGGATGCGCCATCAGATACCATCTTCTTGCTGTCTTATCCAGCTTCTGAAAGACTTTTACATGTCGGTATATGGATTTACATTTGAGCAGCTTCACAAGCTCGTACAGGGCTTGTATGATGATTAAGGCGTAGAATGCGTGTTTCATGGTCAGTAGTTTTTATCTCCGTGCTTATACGGACGAAGTTCATTGTATTTCATTTTCTGCTTGATGTGCCAGAAGATGTCGATATTTCTATCCCGGCAGAAAGCGAATATCTCATTCAGGAGGATAAATGGTTCATCCCTGTAGAAGTTGTCGGTGACATAGACACAGATTCTAAACATGGACTCCGTGAAGGTCATATCGGAATAGTCTTCCGTATCGCTTCCTTCGTAGTCGAGACTATCCAAATCATATCCTCTCAATCCGGCCAAATCCAACATACGGATGCAGGCATCGGCAAGTTCTTCCTCGACAGTCCCTTTGATAAATGCCTCAAAGTCTTTCATGAATCTCCTTTTCCTAGTTTCTTCGGTCAATGGAACGCTATTCCCTTGCCATTCTTTGAACATTGCAACTTTCGCATGTTTCCCTTTCCGGTCTGCCTCCACCGCTTCCATAAGTTCGGATATGACCAGACAAAGGAAATGTTCGTCACTCAGGTTCTCGTCATGCCATCCGTGGGCTACTGCGCACTGGTAGGCCTTATCTCTCAATTTGTTTAAGTTCATAATGATTTTGATTTTAATAACTCACATATTTATCACTCTATTATTTAGATTGATTCAACTTAGATTCGTAATAGAATTTAGGTGATTTTTTATAATAGACTGATTATCAATGCTGTATAATGAGTGTCCTTTTTTATTTGAATGCTGATTTGTAGTTTCGCAGAAGCAGAAGCCAATCTCGCTTTTCGGGTGAAGTGTACCATGTCGGTAGACTGATATAATCGGAGGCGAGATTAATTATGAATTTCAAAAATTTACTCATGCAAGCTTCTGTAAAGGTATTGTACTTTATGTATCAGGAACAACTTAACGGTTATCCAATAGTCAAGCTATTGAAAGATTTATATGACATCATTTCATACTTGATTGAATAATAAGAATCCTTTTCCCAAAGATTCTTATTGATTTTAATTAGTTGGAAATATTCTTAATTATCTTAAAAATATACACTTAAATATTTTATAATCAATATGTTATAAGAAAGGTGATTTTAATGAAGAAACAAATAAGGAACAA